TTCCATCGTGACCGGGTCGATGTCCCGCACGGCGGTCGCGCCGTGCAAAAAGCCGATCAGGTCACCGGCGAACTCGGGCGGAATCAGCGCGCCGCCCTGGCTGAAGTCGGTGTCCTGCAAGTTCTTGTCGACGACCCGCTCGACCTGCTTCGACCCGTTGCGCTTGGCCTCCGACCGGATGTAGCCCCAGTCGAGGCCGCCGCGCTCTTCGAACGAGCGGAAGCAATAAAACATCATATCGGCGGCGAGTTTCCCGCTGCCGATTTTGTGTCCGTTGTAGTGGCCCTTCTGGACGAGCCAGTGATCGGAGAGCCGCTTCTCGACGGGCTCGTCGAAGACTTTGTTGCCGGTTTCGTCACCGAGCCCGCTCATCAGAGCGATCCGCTCTTGGGTCGACCCGCCCTTCTTGGCGTCCTGCTTCTTTTTGAGGGCCTTGTCGAGCGCGTCGTTGACGCGCCCCTCCAGCTCCCCGTCCAGCGCCTTGGCCGCCTCGCGGGCCGCCTCCGACGCTTCGTCATCGGGCTCTTTGAAAATGGACGTCACCGCGTCACAGGCCGCCTCTTCCGCCATCTCGGCGGCGCGCTCCTGAGCCTTGGCGTCGACCATCTCGTCGAATTCCTCTTGCGTTACTTTTGTCATGGTCACTCCGCAATCTCGAAAACTGAACTTTCGTCATCGTCACCGGCGCCGCCGCCGTCTGCGTCCTGAGAGAACGCAAGCTCTATGATCTGATCTTCGTCGTTCTCGCCGCCTCCATTGTCATCCTGCCATGCAAGCTCGACGACGCCCTTGCCCTCGATGCCCAGCGCCTCACGCTGCATATCCTGCCAGTCGTCGAAGCTCTCTTCGGCATTCCACGGGGCGATAATCGAGTCGTCGTCGAACGCATCGCGCATCTTGGCGTAATACTGCGTGACGTGCCCCCGGACCGCGTCCGCGTCCTCGCCGGGAATGTCCACCCCGCCGCGTGCGCCCTCCAGAGCTGCCGCAATCGCAAAGATTGCACGCGGCACCGCCACATGGTCGCCGTCGATGATGTCGCCGTAGGGCAGTTTGTAGGCTCCGAAATTCTCCCCCGACTTGGCGTCCCACCACATGAAATTCTGCCAGTAGTCGTCCGACGGCTCGTCCTCGGAGCCGGTAAACTCGCGCCACCGACCGACCGCCGCCGCCCCGTCCCATTCACGGTCGCGGGCCGCCAGCGGGAGATCCTGAAAGTCCGTCGCCGCCTTCTCGACGATGCCGCTATCGGGGGCATCCCGCCCCTCCATCTCGCCGCCGCCGTCGTCGCCCCCGGCGCCCATCGCCTCCATGATCGTGCGATTGCGGCGCATGTCCTGACGGACCAACTGACGCATCTGTCGGCTGACCGCCCCCTCGCTGACCGGCTGGTCGGACTTGACCAGATCCTTCATCGCCCCGAGCGCATTGTCCTTGGCCTGCAAAAGCCCGCGCACCTCACGGCGCACCCCGGCACCAGGCATCTTGACGTCGGGGTCGACGGACTTGTCGTCCTCATCCATCCCGTCGGTCTCCACCTCTTCCATCGCTTCGGTCACGATGGTGTCGACGTCGATGCCCTCGTCGGCGGCCATCTCCAGGGCTGCGCGGACGATGCGCTTGACTCGCTCGATATTCGCTTTGCTGAGCGTGCGCCCGGCTTTGTCCTCGCTGTCAGGCGCGCTCTCTTCGGCGGCCTTCGACCATGCATCCGCCGCCTTCTGGAAAGCGTCCTGCATCCCCTTGGGTCCGGCGGATCGATTCGATCCGACGGTCAGCACCGACAGCTCCAGCATCTCCCAGTCGGTGAACCGAAAGCCGCCCTCGGGGCGCTTCTCAACACCGCCCTCCAGTGGGCGAAACCCGATCGAAGCCGACCCATCGAAGCCCTGCTTGAGCGACCGAAATACGTGGTCGGCGAGCATGGCGTGGGGGTCGCCCTCGGCGAAATTGGACGGGTCCTTGAACTTTGAGTCGACGAAAATGCGCCCGCTTTTGCGCCCGACCTTGACCGGCTTGGCGATTGACGGGATCGTTTTGTTGTGCGCCCAAAGCACCGACCCCTTATCGCGGAACCACCCCAGCCGACCGCCCTCCGGCTCGATGATATCGCCGTCCCGGTCCTCGGTCGCGTCGGATGCAATGATCCGAACTACGCGATCCTCAGGGTCGCCGACGATCTTGGTCTCGACGTCGACCTCTTTGGTCCGCTCATCTGTCGGCGCGTCACTCACTCAGTACCTCCTCGAGCCCGACCCCGATGCGCTCTTCCATGACCGGCGAGGCTTGCTCGACGATCTGGCGGCGCAAGAGGTCGGTAAACAGTCCGGCGAATTTGTCCTCAGATTCTGACAGTCGGTCATCGAATTGCTTCCAGACCGCCCGGCGGTCATACGAGCGGTCCGGCACCCGCGCCCCGGTCGTGCAGCGACACTGAATGTCATCGACACCTCGCCCGAAATCACCGGGGTACTTTGCTTCCGCGCCGGTCTCCGGCGAGGTGAATTTCTCGTCCATCCCGACGACCGTCCCGTCCAGCGTCGAGTGGTGGTCGCGGGTGCGGGTATCCGGCGTGGCGATCCATTCCCGCTCGGTAACAACGCCCGAGGTTTTGTGAGCCTGGTAGGTGCCGAAATTCGACGCCCGAAGCATCTCGGTGCGCGCGATGACCTCACCGCGATTCGGGATGATGTCCGTCACATACGCGCCGACTGACTCGGCAATCGCACGCGGGTTCTTGCCGCGCTCAAAGCCGTCCATGATGACGTCGTTGATGTCCGCCTGTGTCGTCTCATTGATCCCGACGATCCGGTCGCCGCCATACTTGTCGACGTGCTCGCGGATCTGCGGACTCATTACGGCGAAATTTGGCTGGACGCCAAGGTTGTTGGAGGCCTGCGTCGCGAAGGTCTCGACCTCTTCGCGGTACTCCTCCTCGCTGCCGGTGCGCACGAACTCAGGGTCCAGCGCATCGGCGACCGCCGCCGCATCCTCTTCGGGCTGCTTGCCGATGATCTCAAAAGCACCCATCAGCCGCCCCCTTCGAGGTAGTGGTCGCGCTGGTTGTCCCACAGGTCGTCTTTGAGATGGTCAATAGGTCCGGGCTCGCCGACCTCGACGGGAAAGTCGATGACGTCCGCCCCCTTGTCGACCAGCTCCGCCTCGTCGGTCAAATCCGGCAGGGCGCTGACCGCCTTGCCCTCGACGACAAGGTCGCCCGCGTCGACCGGCTGCAGCTTCGTCTCCGGCGGACGCAGGTAGGCGTCGCCGTCTTCGCGGGGCGGGTGGTCGGATAGCTCGCGCCACTCGTTGACCGTGTAGGCTTCGGGGCGCTCCGACATCACATCCAGCCTGTGGTCACGCTTCGAGGGCGTTGGGTCCTCGAAATCAAGCCCGACGTCTTGGGCGTCCAGAAGCGGCTTCAGTTTGGCGACCCATTCCTGACGCTGCATCCGCAGCCGCGGCAGCGTGTTGTATTGTGCCATATGCTCGCGGGCCATCTTGGCCTTGGCGAGATTCTGCGATTCCGTCTGCCCGACGACCGCAGGCGGGATGTTGTAGACGCGCCGGATGACGTCGCTGAGGAACTGGCGCAACTCGGTGACGTCCAGATGCTTAAAGTCGGTCGACAGCTGCTCGACGCTCAGCCCGTCGCCCATCATGTGCGCCATGAACTGGTGTGACTTGTGCCCGCCCCGGTGGCGCTGTTTGACCTTCTGCTCGAACTGACGGACCTTGTTTTTGTCGGACCCACGCGGAAACCCGAACATCGTCCGCGGGGTCGCGTCGTTGTGAAAAAACGCGTTCACAAAGTCCTGCGCGAACTCGTCGCCGTCGATCTCCTGGCTGACGACTTCGCCGATACCGGTACCGCGAGCGTAAGGGTTGCGGAGGTCCGGTTTCTTCGACCAGATCAGCCGCTCGGTGGGGATGACGTCCCGCCGGTCGCCAAAGTCAATCTCGGCGACCATCTGCCCGCCCTTCTGCTTGCGCAACGTCACCGCCGTCGGCGGAATCGGCCACAAATCCAGCGGGCGATCGTCGGATTCTGACTCGGTGATCTCGGCGAACGATTCGCCCAGAAGGTCCCGGTAGGACTGCTGGATGTATCGGTACGTATACCCCGACATCTCGGGGTTGGGATGGTCGATGATCTGCTGGAGCGGGTGGTCGGGCTGGGGCTCCCCGTCACGGGTGACCGTCCAGCGCGGCGTCGCAAAGCGTTGCGAGGTAACGTGTTGGACAATGTGCAGCGACGAGGAGGCGTGGAAGGCGTCCAGCCGCTCGTCGTCCCCGCGGTCCGGCGACTCCGAGAAGCCGAGCAGCGACATCGTGAAATCGGACATCTGCGTGCCGTCGCGCCCGACCTGTTTGCTCTGCTCCCCCAGAAGGCCAAATGTGAGGGTATTCAACCAGCCCACAGGTAATCCCTCGCACAACGATCATTCGACGATCATCGTAATGCGGGGGAATCAGGCTGTCAAATAGGTGATCGCATCGCGATCAAAAGAAATGCACCGTCGCGTCGACTGTCGCTTCCTTGGCGAGCCGGTAGCCGCCCGCCAGTGCGTCGGCGAC